GGTGAAGTTGGGTTTGGATGTATTCCATTTTGATTTCAAAGAACCAAAGGGTATGCAAGTTTGGGCGGCAAAACCGGGCAATGAAGCTATACGTGAACTTCTTGGCAACGACCCCTACGCCGCAACCCGTAGAGCCATCGTTAGAGCCGCCGCTGCGATTGGCAGGGGGATGGAATGAATAAAGAAAGCATCGAAGCAATTTTGTTTAATCTTGTTTTTGGCGTTACGACTGGATTGGCGTTTATTTTCTTGCTATGGGTAGCCAAGAAGGTGTTGTTATGAGTACCGCTACCGAACTGCTGAGACGGGCCGATGAAATTTGTAGCCGTGCTTGGGACCCCAAGGCTGAAGAACTGTCAGAAGACATCCGCTCTCACCTAGCCTCCGAGCCAGAAGCGGATGAGGATGAATGCGAGAAGTTCTTAAACACAAGATTGCCGTTTCCCGTCAAATTTGCCAACGGCAAAAACGGCGCTGGAACTACGATCAGGACGCTACTTATCAGGCTTGAAAATCAAAACAAGCACGTTGAGGAACTGATCGAGCGCGTGAAAGCATCCGCCGAGCCAGAAGCGCCTGTCGAATGCGTCCATGTCCCGCTGACTATCTGGAAACATTTGAAGAAAGGAAGAATAACCGCTGAAGACTTGGTTGATGCGGTGAAGAAAGCCAATGCGGAAGAACGGGCCGAGAAAGAAGCGGAGCCACTGCCATCTTTTCTGACAGAACAAGAACCGCTTGGGGGAGAATTTTCCAGAATACTAGACAAGCATAGATGGGATTTATATGAACGGGGAGGTGGAGAATGCCAACTCAAACCAGTTGAGCCAGAAGCGGAGCCTGTGGCGTGCGTCAATACCCCGTTGAGCATGGTCTATCCAGAATATAACCGGCGCGTTCTAGGAGCCAGACCCGAGCCATCAAGGAAGCCGATGACGGAGGAGGAGATTAGCGACGCTTATGAAAGCTACATCAGCAAGCATAGCGATTACAGCGAGTATTACGCTTTCTGTTGCGCCATCCGCGTAGCAGAAAAGCACCACTTCGGGATAGGAGGGGGTGATGAATAAGAAGTTGCTTACAGAAATGTCAGACGAAGATCTGATGGAGCTCGATAGGCTATTAACAAGAGCAGAAAACGCGTTAAAGCAGAAGAAGCCGATGACGGAGGATGCAGAGGATGAGGCATTCAATAGCGCCAGCAAATATGCCGCTTGGTTAGAGACTGAGAATAGGATGCTGCGTGAAGCACGAAAGCCGATTACAAAGAGAGAAATGCTGACATGGTATGACGAATTAAGGCCAAAAAGCGTTGCTGATTTTGTGCTTGGGTTCCGCTGCGCAGAAAAGCACCACGGGATAGGAGTCAACCAATCAGACCCAGATTCAATAGACCTACAATCACGCTGTAGAGGAGACAAACCATGAACGCACTAATCCTAGCCTTAGCGCCAATCGTCACATGCTACAACTATGGCACTGTCACGCAATGCTCAGATGGAACAATCGTCTATCGCTATGGCAATCAAATGCAGATAGAGACGTTTAATCAGCAGCCTTCCAAACAATTAGAGCCGCAATTGCCAGCCACACCAGCAATAGAAGCAATACAGCCATTTGACTCAGGGCTTAGAGTGCTTGAACCATTCAAATAAATGATCAAAGCCAATGAAGAGAAGAACTGAGAACACCATGCCAAAGAGAAACTTAGCTGTTTTAGACATAGCAGCTAGCTTCTTGAGTTCAATCAGTTCTTCTTTTGTCAGGCTGTTACTGGTGTCAATAACGCGCAAAGATTCATTTTCGTCAGTCATGGCTTGTCCTTGGTAAAGACAGCAATTGCACTGGCTACACCTACGCCAATCTGAGTGATGCTAGAAGCAAGTTCTGGTCTGATATAAATACCAATAGAGCTAGCAGCACCGACAATACCAAGCCAAGTAGAGCGTTCTTGCAAACGATTAATTGCCCAGACGAATAATGATTTCATGATTAGCTCCTATCAATTTGCCAGTGCGGAGCATCAGGAAAAGTCTTCCATCTGCCGCCCCAAGTGATTTTAACATTAAGTTCCTTTGCTGCTTCCATCATAGCATCAGCTAACGGATAATAGTGTTTCCATGCCCAAGATATTTGTCCGTCAACTATTGGCGCTATATCTACAGCATGTCCAGTAAGATGATAGCTGTTCATTGTCCTAGACTTGCCAGCATCTAGCAGATAGGCCTGACGCGCTTTTGTCCGTAATCCTTCGATCACAACAAAGTCTACTGGCGTAATCTCAATAGCGCGTTTGACTACTTTGACTAGATCAGGATGTACTCCATTCAAGCGCCGTAGAGACTTTTCAGACAGATGAAAACTCATGTTACTGGGATCAGCTTAGGATAACCAGGCTTATCAGGATCAGGAACGATTTCATTGCCAGATGACTGACCATCGATCAATAGCAAATAATCATCTTCCGTGATCTCAACACAATCTTCTGGAACAGATTTGTAATCAATATCACTGGCATAAAAGCCTTTTTTGCTTGCTGAATAGCGCATGATTAATACCCAAATGCAATGTAAGAAACAGGATTGGTTGATCCACAATATGCAGTAAACCCAGTTGTAGTCAGCGTATTGACTGATGTAGCAACAGCAGGATTTACGATTGCATTGGTTACAACAGACGCGCACACAGTTGGGAATGCGGTTGCAAACGTAACACTAGTACCAGCAGATGATGCAGTGCCTTGTCCAAACTGAATAATTAATCCATTTGGCAGCTTGATATATTTGCTAGTTGCAGGACTTGGCAGAGTAAATCCGCCATAGCTAAACTTGCTAGTTGTTCTGTCATACTGGATGCCAATGCCAACAGTCTGCTCAATAACGCCCCAAGTGTTTGCATCGTTGTACAAAGACACATCAGCTACGCCAGTTCTTCTTGCAGTAAGAATGCCTTGAGAAGCTGTCTGCTGAGTAGAAAAAGAATTACTTGCAGCAGCTACAGCCGTATTAACAGAAATAGGCCAAAAGTTAGACAAGGTTGCAGTGTCATACGCCCAGAGCAGTTGTGTGCTACTGATGTTATAGTCCATCCACATCGTTCTAGCAGTGCCAGAAGCAGCAGATCCAGCCTGTACCGCTACCGGGATACTAGAAACAGTGCCAGTCTCAATAAAGCCGTAAGAAAGAGCATTGATCGTCGGATCAACAGATTGACCATAGTCAGGCGATACCACAATTGTAGTGGAGCCTAAAGCATAAGATGAGATAACAACCGTGCCATAGTACGTTGTGCCTACGCTGTTGTTCATCTTCAATCTACGCCCAGTAAGGAACGTAGTTCTTTGATCGCCTACAACGTAGAAAGATGTGCCATTAAGATAAGTCGGCGTACCGGAGAATGAGATCCAGTTTTGCACGCTAGTTGTGCCAGGATCATTGACACCAGTGATATTGTCAAACGTACTAACAACCACACCATGCGTCTGACCATATTGCGGCGGACCTTCAAGAATCATCTTGTAAGAAGATCCTGACTTGAGCCATATTTCCCCGCCAGTCTCTCCACGCGCATCTAACTGAATCGGATTAGTCCATGCAGTGTCAGCTACTGGAGTCGTATACGCTAACAAAGGAGTAGACGTACCGGCTTCATAGAACCAGATCAGACCGCCGACTAAAAACGTACCGTCATCATTGAATTGAGCGTCTTGAAGGATCGGAGAGAGATATGCGTTGGACATGGTTTTACCTATTCAATGATGAGCCAATCGCTGCGCCAGCAACACTACCGGGAGCATGTGCAAAGTCTGCTTCAAGCAAACGCAATAAAGTTCCCGGCTGTCTACGAAGCATTTTAGCGGCCTTTTTAGGATCAAGCAGAATGTCTGCAAGCTCTCTCTGCATTGCTTGTTCAGCGCGTGTATAAGCGTAATCAATGCCAGGCAAATGCGTTACTTTGCCAATTAATGTACCCGGAAAGCCAGCACGTTCTGCAAGACTTTGCATGGCAAGATTCTGGAAAGTGTTAGATCCAATGCCGCGCCCTGCGCCAGCGGATTCAGCTTGTCTAGACAAATCAGATGCGATTGCAGAATAAGTATCCTGATCGCTTTGCTTCATGATGTCTGAGAATCTAGCGCCTTTAAACCCAGTAGCTCTCTGAGCAGTAACATCCGCATCACGCAATGCACTAGCAAATGACTCAGCGCGTTCGCGGGTCACAGGACCAAAGTCAGACAATGAAGGAGCTAACTTTTCATACAAAGACTGACCTACATCCATGCGAGAAATAGGCTGTGACAGTCGCTTAAACTCAGCTTGCGCTTCTGCATATTTGGGAATGTTCTGACCGCGCCATTCTTCAAAAGCGTTTACAGTGCCTTTAAGCGCATTCTGTTGTGCTTTGCTAAGAGATGTTTTAGCTTCATCACGCAATGAATCAAGACCAATCTTTAGCCAGTGCAAACCTTGGCCTGAGATTTCAGCAGGAACTTCACCAGATTCAATTGCCTTAATAAGATCAGCGGGAATTGGCGTACCTTGTTCTGCTGCGATGGTCTGCGCCTGAGACAGCGCATTACGCATACTGGGACGCTTGAACAATTCACGCAATGAGTCATCTACTGGCACACTCATCTGCATAGCTTCTTCATACATTGGCTTAGTGACAGATTCACGCATGCCAAGTGCCGCAGCTTTTTGTGCTTCAGATCCTGCAATATCCTGTAAAGCCATACGTCTAGCGCCTACATTCTCTGCGCGTCTCTGAAAATAAGACTCAGGATTTGCTTGTTCGGCCCAGCGCTGCATTGCTGCTAATCCGCCAGATTGCGGAGCAGCCTCAGATGCCGTGTACTGCACTCCCGGTACGCCAGATCGAGTTGTTTCAAGCTGACTTGCTACGCTTGGTGCATTTTCGCCTACAACGCGCTGTAATGACCTAGCAATGATATTCTGCTTGCCGCCTTCAGTCAGTGGCTCAATTGCTCTAGTGATGGTTCCAGCGGCATAAGGAATAGTTTCACCAACAAGAGAACCGACAGCACCAAGAGCGCCTGACTTTTCCCGTTCATACGTTCCGCCAGGTTCAAATAACGCAGATAAGCTACCTGATGTATAAGCGCGTTGTAACGCAGGAAGCACTCCAGCACCAGGCATTGCAAGGCTTGGCGATAACATCGCTGCTTCTGATGCAATTTGACCAACCTGTGCTGGCATACCAGCTTGCTTAACCCATTCAGCTTGACTAGCAAGTGCCTGTACCTCTTCTGGAGATAGATCAGTAAATGCGCGTTTAATGCCCATCATTCCCTTGTAGCCTTGGGCAGATGCGCCTTTTATAAATCTTTCAGCAGCTCCAACAGATGACGGAATTTCAGCTTTTCCATATTTAGACCATGGACCTTCTGATTCTTCAGCGCCGTATTTTTCCCAAGGATTAGGCATTACATTTTCTCCCAGCTAGACTTATCAGCAGGATTGCCACCCTTAAACCTATATCCGCTTTCTTCATGTCCAACTTGCAATCCGCCGGAACTTTTTGGCGCAGACTTATCGGCTTTCTCCATAATGTCCATAAACGTGCGGAAAGCTGCTTTTCTAGCATCAGCAGGAACATTTGGATCAGCGATAGCGCCAGCCGCATCCGCCATCATCTTTTGTTCAAAGTCAGATATAGCGCCAGCACCGGCAAGACTTTTAGTAATGCTTTTTAATTGAGGAGCGATTACATCAAGCTGTTTTGTTGCCTCAAGAGCTTCAGAGCTTGCTCCAACCATAGGAGCTAATTTACCTTTTACTTGTTGCTCAACTCCTGACGCAATTGACTTATCAATCAACTTTTCAATGTCTTCGCGCTTTGGAATGCTAGAAAGAATTTCTTGTCTTTGGGCAATTGTGGCTTCTTTTTCAGCCTGTAATTGTCCTTCGCGAGATGCTTTAGCTTCCTTGCTTTTAACTTCTTCAATTGGAATCAATCCAGCAGGAGTTTGAGCTTCTGGCATGCCTTTCTTTTCCGCCAAGAAACGCTTCAGTCCTTCTTTCTCTGGACCTTCAGCCATTCCTTTCAAAGCGCCTTCTAGTGCGTTTAGTTCAGTCGCACTTGCGCCAGAAAAGTCAGGCATTTCTCTAGAAGGACGATTAATAAATTGACCGCGTTGTGCATCCCAGATTGGCTGAGGATTAATGTCTTCATAAGACGGAGCCTGTCTTTGCTTAATAGCAAGCTGACTTTTTTGCTGCTCTTCAAGGCCTTTATAGTGCCTACTTGGAACACCTAATCCAGTAGTTCTGTCCAAAATCTGCTCTGGAGAAAATTGAGTAAAATCAGCCTGTGGCTTAATTCCATGCTTTTCTTCAAGCTCTTTCTGTGCTGCTCCAACTGCCGATCTAAACTTTTCAAGCGCCATCTCTGGACGCATGTTTGATCTAACATCATCAAAATATGTGTCAGCTAACGGACCCATGTATTGAGCATAAGTCTTTGACTGAAACTCTTGCTGTTTTTGCATTAGGTCTTGCGCTTGCAGTTGTTGTAGATAAGACTGATTGCCAGCTTGCTGTAGCTTAATCCCAAGCTCAGGACTAATTGCCATGACATCTTGCGGAGACACATTGCGCCCAGATGAATACAGATCGCGCAATTTCTGCGTATCCTCCATCTCTCGCTGCTTTTCCTGTAGCAACATCATGCCCATTAGACCTTTCTGCTGACGCTCCTGCTGTACATAAGGATTGCCAGTTTCAATTAATGCTTTCCAGATTTCGGGATCAGCCATGATATTTACCTTTAAAGAACTACTGTCTTTTGGCCAGGAGTCTGCAATTGATCGTATGAGGATATTGGAGCAGTGTTGCCAAATTGATTGACTGCGAAACTACCGAGATTGCCAAGCGTTGAACCCATAGTTCCCCACATGTTTCCTTGCTGATTTCCTGCGCTAGTGTTTGATTGCATAGCACTAGGTGCAATACCCTGTGCAAGCGCCCAAGGAGCCTGTGCTGCGCTGTAACCTAGCTTAGTGATATCGCCAAGCATGCCGGACTGCTGTGCTGCTCCAGCCATGCGAGTTTTCTGTCCTGCAAGATTGGTATTAAACGCATTCATATACGCTTGCTGCGCTCTTTCCCATGCAGACTGAAAGCCAGTAGCCGCTTGTTTCTGTCCAAATCCTTGTGCTGCTTGCAACTGAGCGCCAGAAAGCAATCCGCCACGCGCTGCTGCTGACTGTGCTAGCTCTTTCTGTCCTTGCTGAAGCTGAAACTGATAGCCTGGTGTTGCTTGCAATTCAGCCAAATTACGCACCATTGGCGTATACAATGGCGATTGTGCGTACATTTCAGGCGTGTATTCCTGATACTGAGACTGCTGTAACAAACCTGGCAGCATTTCCCGGTAGCGTTGCGCCCCTTCTCTGCCAAGTCTGCGATAAGGCTGCATGTCTTTGTAAGATCCAGCCCAGATGTCTTGCATCATTTTTTGATTAGCTGCGTTTGCCGCGCTACTCGCACCCGCTGAGATGCCAGCACCGGCCATAGATCCGACTGCGCCTATTGTTGCTGCTCCAATTAATGCACCAGCCATAGCTATACCTCTAAAAGTTCAATGCGTTTCTGATATTCATCATACGTTTCAGTGAATATCTGCTCTTCAATTTCATCAACTGAGTCAGTGTCAGAGCAATGTACGTTTATCCAGCTAGTGTCGGTTTCACAGTAGATTGCCCTTTGCGTACCAGGCTTAGTGATAAACATATCAGGTCCAATGATTATACTCTTTTTACCATGTTCGTTATAAACATGACACTTGCCAAATAAGACAATGCAAACATGCTCTTTTGCATGTACTTTTGTAATAACCGTTATGCCAGCAGGAACATAGTTACGTCTTGCATACATTCCTTTGCAAAACAAATGATCCACTGGCGGTTCAAATTCCTGCATCAAACCGCGCTTACAGGACTCCTCCATGACATGACGCAATGTCTCTATGCGCTTTATGCCAATAGGAACAAGATCAGTGCTTACTTTTTCTTGCAACATGAAAAATTAGACTCTTATTGCCCTGTCAACCATGCTTCGTAGTTTATATCAATGTATCCAAAGTTGTTGATTCCGTAGCCAAACCAATCAAAGTATGTTGGCGTAATGACTCCAAGCATTACACCAATTGCGCCAGCGTAATTTTCGCTTTCATTTGCAAATCTAATGTTTATCGACACATTAGGAGTTTGCGGGAATGCGGTTGGAAAATAAACGCGCTTCCAAGGACTAATGCCAGCAGTACCAGTGATCATGTAGAAACTTCCATAGCCAGTGCTGCTCATAAAATCTCTATCACCGCCATTCTGGGCTTGGCCCATAGCGTATCTACTGTTTGCTGTATTTGTTATATTAAATTTAGCGCCAGTAATGTTCATGATGTTCGGGCAAACATACGCTCTTGCAGTATCAAGAATTGCTATGCCGCCACAAGGACCATACAATTGATTTGATGCAATAAGAATTGTTTCTGTAGTTGAGGAGGTGTAACCAGATCCGTTTCCAGCGCCATTCTGCAATGTAATGGCATATCCACCAGTAGCAGCACCAAGAGTGTTTGATGTGATTGTAATGTTGTTAGCTTTTTGTCCATCTACAAGGACAGCAAATGGCCCAAATGATGACAATTGATTACCAGTAATTACAATTTGATTTGGAAAACCACCAGTAGAACTACCGCCGTAGATTGCTATCGGACCTACGCTTGCGCCTTCAGCAGAATTTCCAACAAAAAAACCAAGGTTAAGATCATTTGCTGAAGGATTAAGATACCAATGATATTGACCAGCAAGGAACTTGTTGCCAGTCATTTTTAATCCACCAGAAGACACTTGATACACATGAGCAAAAGCGCTACCCGCCGTGTACCCAACCCAAAAATCCATGTAGTTGTTGGTTATGAACGAATCGCCATAATCATTTTGCCATGAGCCAGAAGATCCATTTGCAACATAAACATCAACATAAGCAGTGTTTGCCATGTAGCAATTGCTGACATTAAATGCAGCCGCATTAGCAAAAAACAACGAATAATAGCCAAACACAAAATGGCAATTAAAAATCTTTGTGCCAAAATTAACGGCTTGTCCTGCTACTCCAGCATAAACACTGACGTAAGTGCCTGCGCTTCTTGCAGGATTTCCAAGAGACACCCAAGCTGATCCATTCCATTGCCAAATGTAATTCTGTGAATTGACAAGCGGACTTGAAGGATGTCTTAAACTAGAAGGAGCAGCAACAATGTATTTATCGCCAACAGAGGGAGAAGCCGGAAGATAGTAATAATCCCAGACAGTTCCTTTGATTGATGCAATAGCTTCTGGTTGAAATCCTACATTTTGAAATACAACTTCTGCACCAGTACCTACAGTAAACGCATCCCCAGAAAATGAGCTAGATACTTGAAATACAGTGCCAACCGTAGGCAATGCTGTACTTGCGTTTTGTTCAAACAGATAAGATGTCTGTGGATTGTCACCAAGGATCGTGCAAGTATCGTTGATGTAAATTGCGCCAGTAATGCTCCAGATACCAGATTTAAAGTACAGTGTCCTACCGGGATTGGCTGTAATGGCCGTCTGAATCGCTGATGTGCTTGTGCCATACGTTGCAGCAACATCCACAAATCCTTTGCTTGCTGCGCTATTAAACGTAGTCCAATCCGTACTGGTCAGATAGCCATTTGTAGATCCATTGGCCGCTGGCATACTGATCGCTGGATTGACTCCTCCAGAGGAAACAACTGGAGATGTTCCAGTGACAGAATTTACATAAGTTCCAGCAGGCTGTTTATTATTAAACGTAGTCCAATCAGCGGCGCTTAAGTAGCCATTGGATGAACTAGTTGCTTGCGAAATGCTGATGTTTGGCGCAGATCCGCCAGAAGATGCGATTGGCGCAGTGCCAGTGACTGAGGAAACAACTGACGAACCAGGATTGGCGTTGACCCATGCAGATCCATTCCACCAGACCGGCGTATTCTGTGTCGTATCAAAATAAGGCTGACCAATAGACAGATTATTTGTTGGCCGTCCAGCAGTCGATCCAGCACCAGTAATGCTGTTAATGATGATCTGCACTCTATCAAACCATTGCTGCCAAACAGCCGTAACTTTGCTTGTCAGAGGAATAATAGACGATTGAAATGGAGCCTTTGGCAAACTCACTTTGCTGCCTCAGTTGCGTATGCAGCCGCCGACATCATGACAACTTTTACCGGATCTGTGATTCGGAACTTAAACACATAGTTACGGCTAACACCCAAGCGCCTCCATTCAGCGCGTTTAAGATATTCACCGGCCTGACCAAAGCTAGTCCACATTTCATTACCGTATGTGTATCCACCGTCACGGCTGACTTGCAACATCGCTTGCGGGTTATAAATCATCGGCAAGTCTTCAGTTGCATAGCCTGAGATCAGGTCTTGGCCTAGTTCCGTATCCAGTATGCTGTCGTTTTCAGCAGCCAGAAACACTTCAACTTGCGTTGGCATGAGCCTGGTTGCATCACCAGTACCTTGCTCCATATCGAGCCTGAGCCTGTATATATGGAGTTTGTTAAACGATGTGCTAGCAAAGAAATGAGGCGTAATTAGCTCTCTAGCAATGTAATCGCCATTGTCTGTGTAAGTGTTGACATCATAAGTGTAGAGATTGCCATTGCGATAATCAGACACATAAATTTCATTCTGGAACTGCGTAGACCTCAAACTGTAATGCCTAGTGTCAGATCCTGACGTAAGATCAGACCAGACATCAGACGTTGCGTCATACATCCAGGTCTTTGCTTCAGCTTGAAAAGATATGACGTAGAAGTCATGTCCTGCAAGACGATAGGAATATGCAATCGCATCCTCTGGCGATTCATAGCTATTGAACAAAAAGTCCAAATCTGGCGTAGAGACTGGTACACAGCGATAGTTGTCAACTCGAACAACGGATATCCCGCCGCGTCTTGAGCGTCCAAGATAAAACAATTCTCCAGCGCATCTTGCATAAGATCGGACAGCAACCAGACCTACGTCAGTCGGAGAGCCAGCAATTCTTTGCAACGGAAAAGGATATGCGCCAGTGTTTTGCCAGTATTCTTGAGATGCAGCGCCTAGAAGCACTAGACAGCCATTGTCTACAGTGACGGCTTGCAAATTATCCGTGTATGCTTCTTTGCTAGCAAACTGCAAAGGATCCCAGTAGAAGCCATCATAAGAGCCTGACAGCCAGAACTGTTTAGTACCGACAACATTGACAATGAAATAGCTGTCTAGGAACGTGACAGTCGTAGCTTTTGGAAAGTTTGTTCCAGTGTAAGCTGTATTGATCTGTCTAAAATTATTAACGATTTGCAATACGCCAGTGGCTGTTGAGACAGTGCCAGAGCTAATCGTGAACTCATTGGCGTTTGTGCATACACCAGTACCAGGCGTAGTGCCGGTTGCAGTAAAGACTACGCCGACCTCATTAGCCGCAGCGCCTACAAGAGTAAAGTTAGAAGATCCGACTGATTGAATGACATATTCAGTGCCTATAACCAATGCAGTTGCATTAGCCTGTATAAGCTGCACCGTGTAGTCATTTTCAAAGACATTGTAGTTATCGCCTAGGACATGAATAATCTGACCCGTCTTGCGCGTAGTTAATGTCTCAGTAATCGTAATCGTTGCGCTAACTTTGCTGTACGGAAGATCCCCAGTAGTCGGCTGATAAATATAGCCAGATACGCCATCAACAATCATTAGCTGAGTGCCATTGTCAGCCATAGACACAGTGCCAGAGCTAGTCAGCAACGTGCCACGATTCTTTTGCGTACCGTCAGGAAAGATTTCAACTAGCTGATCGTATGCAACCGCAAACATTCTGTTTTGCGACTGAAACCACCAGAGGCCACGAATAGGATTAGCGCCAAGAGAAATAAACGGCTTTAGACCCGGAGTGCCGTATGCAACAAGATTAGACTTATCTTTCTCTGGCTTAATTTCAAGAAAAAGATTCTGGCGTTTTTGAGCAGTAACAGCGCGAGAACGTCCTGCAACACCAGGGCCTAGGATCGGAAGTTGCATTGTTTCAGGCATGATTAGCGCCCCATCGAGTCCGAATATATATTATAACGTAATTGAGACGTATTCATTAACGCCACATCTGTTTGCAACGTCACAGTGCGCTGATTGAGACGCTTAACACGTTTAAGTGCATTAATCGCAAGTTGTACAGTCGTAGGGCGAATATCAAACTGATACTCTTCAGCTATACGCACTGCAAGATTAAATACAATCGCTTCCCAGTAGCCAGGAGGGAATGACATGTAAGATGTCGGATCTAAGATCATGTCAAACGGCTTCCAAGAGGTCAGATTGATATATGCTGGACCCTGCGTACTGGGATCGTTTGGCGCAAAGATTGGATAAATATAGACTTCAGCCAGCGGAAAAGACGGCTGATAGTAAATGTAGTTCGGAAAGTTAGTGCTGAGAGTCTTCAGACGCACTGCGTTGTAGTCATCATAACCAAGCACTTGCATTGGATAGCTGACAGGAATCGAGCCGTTGTTGAGGATCAGATACGCATCAACAATCTTCATTGGCCTAGAAGTGTTGAAATCGCCACCATAGCCCATGCTGTACGGATTCTGACCAGACACTAGCGGGAACTGCTCACGAATCACCTGATACAGCGTCAATTCATCTGCTGACCAGCTATCAAGCATACGATTCAAAGATTCTAGGCCGTCTTGCAGTTCTGATGCTGTCAGATCCGTATCAACCGCTGATACCTGAATAAGACGCATCGCTGCACGGATAATGTCATTGCCGGTATACATCTGGCCGACATTCTGTGCAGTCTTTGTGCTAACAGCTACTGGACTTGGAGCATCCCAGAGCGCAGGATTTTCTTCCCAGAGTAAGATAGAAAGATCCCAGATTGGACCTGGCAAAGACCAAATGTTAGTGATTGTTGATGACCTGACAAGATTGCCGCCAGCAATCATGAAGTCATACTGGATTGAACCGTCAACAAAATAACACTCTACGATCCCTGTAGAGATGTTAATCGGCTGTTCAATGATTTGCGTACATGCAGAGTCACTATAGACCGGAACAATTGTGCTAGTTCCTGCATACAAAAACTCGCCATAGGCAGTTTCGCCAATGTATGCACCAATCGGAGGAACAAGAGTTAGCGTAAAGAAACTAGACATTTAATTGTTCCTATAAATTAAAAGGGAAACTGTTCTAGTTCTGCTGACCAGAATACATCCGTTGAGTTTACGCCATTATTGACTGCAATGACGTACAAGTTAAATCCAGTATTTGTGACATTCTGTACCCATGCAGATACGCCACCGGCTGATCCTCCAGCAATCGTCACCGTTACATTTGGAATGGCTGATGGCGGGAATACTTGCGGGAAAGTGACTGCAACACTGCCAATGTAGAGAGATCCGTAAGGCGAGTTAGACACTACACCAGTAGCCAGTCCTTTCTGATTCCAGCCAGTTCCCCAGACAGATGAAGAAGATGTATTGACTGGCGTAGGAAAGTTTCTGTAATCGTTGTAGTCTACACGGCAATACAGAGCATTAGCACCAATCTGAATGCCAGCAGACGCAGGAGATCCGCCAACAGCGTAGAACTTGTTTGCAGTGATGTAAATGTCTTGATTGTAATCAATGCCAAGACTGTTGTTAGAGTTATGTACTCCAAACGTGTTGCCAGAAATTACAATGTCGTTCAAAAATCCAGATGAATCATTAGCAATCAAACACCATGAGTTAGTTGCTTCTGCCGCCGTTGGCGTACCAATCTGATTACCATTGATGACAATGCCACCCCAACCATATGAACCTGATTTGCGCCTAAACTTAATTCCAGCGTATTTGTTGGTTTCAATTGAGCAGTTAGCAATAATTAAGTCACCGACACCTTTAGTTGGCAAAACAGCATTCATGAAGTATCCATGATTGCCGCCAAGGAACTTACAGCTAGTAATTTTTAAACCGCCAGATGAATATTGCAGTACGCCAGCTTGTTCATCGTCGGAACTGTAGAATCCTGCGCCAAACGTGCAAGAAGTGATTGATGAATCACCTGAGTCTACGTCTACAACGTTCTGAACAAAGATGCCAGCCCTGCTTGCATTGCTGATATAGCAGCCAATGACCTTAAAGTGCGGCGCATTGTTAAGGCTGATTCCGTCATATCCGCTATTTGAGTAGACGTTTTGAATAAACGTACCTTGGACTTCGCCAGATGACGGATAGACGCTTAAAAGAGCGCCAGCAGTCTGAGAATAGACATTGGTTTGCAGCGTAAAGTCTCTAAACATTGGTCCATATACGCCAGGACCACCAACACCATTCCATGTGATGATGTTAGTGCTGAATGTTCCAGAGACAACGATTAAAGTTGCTTTAGGACCATCGCCAACCATGCCAGCTCCAGTCGTTGTGATACCGGGATTGACGTAATACAGCCCTTTTGGAACGTAAACTAGTTTGCCGGTGTTAAATGCAGCTTGGAATGCAGTCGTATTTGTAGCCGCTGATGCGCTTGGACTAGCGCCATAGTCAAGAACGTTTGCAGTCGATGCACCTGGCGCATTAACCCAACTTGGCGCACTTGATCCGTTGCATTGCAGAACCTGACCCGCAGTGCCTGGTGCAAGAAAGCTAGTCGTATTTAGCGCAGACTGATAAGGCAGAGAACCAGCAGCGCCGCCATTGATGTTATTAGTCGTATTGCTGACAACACTTAGGCCGCTGACCTGAGTTGTGCTGATAGATAATGCAGTTGCATTGCCATTGCCATCAGTGACGGTCTGTAGAGAAGACGTTATGCCACCTGGAACCTGTAGCAGACTAGGATAAGACGCTTTTTGCTGTTGCTGACCAAGACTTGACATAAGAAAACCTGCTACGGTTGATATTACTTTACGGACCTTCTTCAGTGCCATTGTTTTCAGACTCTGGCTTAGTGATCTGATCCTTCGCTTCTTCATTGATTGCGTTAATCAACTGAAAGACCTGTTCGTAGGGCTGCTTGCCAAGATAGCCCATGATGGCGTTGACAAGGTTTAATGAGAGAGTGATGTCGTTCATGCGCTAACTCCGTGGTTTGCAAATTTACCGTGATATTTTTCTCGCGCTTCATACGCTACAAGGCCAGCCAATTCAAGATCCTTGAAATATCCAAGACTTATGCTTTTGCCGTTTTTAATCACGCGCACCAACCATGCTTTCGTCTTTTTATGCCACGAAACTCCGGGGTATCCAGATGTATTGTTTTTTAGCGCCACACGATTGCATTGATTTTCGCTTCTGTTCGCGGGACGCAAATTTTCAATTCTGTTATCTGCTCTATCCATATTGGTGTGGTCAACTTCTTTCGGCAGATAGCCATGATGCAACAGAAAAATTAACCGATGCGCTTTATGAATCTTTCCAAGCCATGTGATGTGCCTGTATCCAGTTTTATGAATTGACCCAGCAAGCGTTCCAACCAGATATTTCTTGTTGTGATATGGAGCTTTGATCCAGTAAAGGTTGCCATCTTTATACTCAAAATATTCGGAGATAAGTGCTTGAGTAATCATGCGTTTGCCAATGTTGTTACAGTTCCAGATGAACCTTTGTATTTTAAAGCACCAGACTCGACATATAAAACACCACCCCCAGAGGGCGTACCGCTTGGCGCCGCCGTACGATTTGCAATAAACATAACCAAAGTACCAGACGCAAATGACGTTCCGCCAATCCCTACGTTGCCAGAACTATTTACCGTCACAAGATCCGTTACACTCCCGGCGTTCCCATTCCCAAGGCGTACCGTGCCGTCAGGTGTGCTGGGCTGATACCAAGTAAAGTTGTTCGTCGCGGTGAGCGACTGGCCGATCTGGCAGTTTAAAACCTTGACTGTACTCATGGGATCGTCCTCAGAAACGCATCTACTTCTTCCTGCGTCATCACATTCCCATCAGGGTCTTGGAGTTCGACGCCTTCGGAGACTTCCCGCTTGAAGGTTTGGTAGTCGGTGTTGGCGGGGTCGAAGGGGATGAAGGCGTTGTCAGTGAGACGCTCAAGATTTTGCCCAGTAATTTGATGCGTGTATTGGTCGATTACATTTATTAAACGATACATTTAAAGCTCCGAACTAAACGCCAACGGGCTATTTGTCAAAACTGATGGTCTACCATCCGCGCCGCTAGAAAACCCACCAAATTGAATTTTTGAAGCAGATGTTGTGCCTATAGAACCGCCAGACGCTGGAGCTGAAAATCCGGTTGTTTGTGATCCAGTCTGTGATTCTGATACGGTTGGATTTAGTGCGGTTGGCGCTGCTATGGCTGTGATTGTCGGCGCTGATCTCATTTCAACAGGATATGAACCGCTGAATCTTGCTGTTGATGCGGTATTAAAAACTCCAGCCCAACCGTTTGCACCAGACCAATAATACCTCTGACACAACGCCAGCTCAGTGCCGTAAAGCCTGTTCTCAAACGGTGTGGCCGTAGCGCCTTTTTCTAGCTGGACTCCGGTCACATACCATGTGGCTCCATTCGTGCCTACGACTGAGGTTGCGCCTGTGGCTGACCAGTATTGAGCGCCCGCCCATGAGCCTGCGGTTCCGCTGCTTGAAGAACCAACGCCTAAACCGAAAGTTACGAGAATCCCTGCGCCATTAGTTGTTAGCCATGTCCCGGAAGTATCTCCTGCTATGGTCACAGAAATCTGTGTCCAAGTGTTTGCTGAAGAAATGGAATACGAGAATGGATACGATCTATTGAGGGCAGAATTTAATAATGACCCACCAAAGGTTCCCGTAAGGCTAGACCGAACCCAAAATGACAAAGTTACGGTTGCGGCGCTTGCTGTGCCCCATGCAAGATCAGAACAATTTAGACCTTCAATTGCTTGTTCAATAGAAAATAGATCAGACGCGCCTACCGAATAAGAAGATAGGGATGTAATCCCAAGATATTTAGTAAATCCAGCCGGAGGCGTTACTGAGCCAGCGTTTTGTTGGACAGAAAACTTGGAGGATTGCGTAAGCCTCATCTGCCATCTATCAACCGTATAGGTTTGATCCGCTGTGGGAGTCACACTCGCCCCAGCATTCCGCTGGTCAATCATCATCGCCCCATTGATGATCTTGTTTCGTATCCCGGCAAGCTGAGTGCTTGTAGGACCGGAGGTTGCTTCGACTGTGTTGCTTCCTGATGCGACTAGGGTTTTGTTGGTGAGGGTTTCTGTCCCGGCAATTGTTGCAACCGTTCCAGTAGCGCTAGGTAGCGTAAGCGTTAAGTTTGACGCAGTAGACGGTGTAGTTACAGTGACAGACCCGCCACCAGCCGATGCAAGTTTTAAATTACCAGACATTTACACCACCACCCAGGTTGATCCAGAAGGAACAGTGACTGTTTGACCAGACGCAACTGTTATTGGTCCTGCACTCATTGCATTACTTCCTGATGGAATTGAATAACTTGCCGCTACAGTAGCGCTATTAACAATTATACCATTTGCGGCAATAACTTCTTGTGCTTGCAGTTCGCCAGTTGAAGGCTTGTACAAAAGATTTGCATTGCCAGTATAGATTGTGCTTACGGTTCCAGTAGTGGCATTTGCAAATAGCGGATACAAATTACTAGATGTTGACGTATCATTGCTAATTGAAACCGCCGATCCGCTAGTTGCGCTTAATGTGCCTCCAGCAAACGTAAGATTTGATCCAATTGTTACATTGCTAAATCCGCCTGATCCGTTGCCGTAGAGGATAGATGTACCGGATGTAGCAGAAAAACTGCCAGCAACAGAAACAGTCCAAGACGCATACGTTCCTGATCCACCAGTGTTGTCAACATTGACTACAAGAGTTGTTCCAGAGAACGCCGTAATGACACCTTCCATGAAGTTTGCTGGCGTAACGCTGTAGGCCAAGCGTACTCTGGTTCCAACAGTAAATGCAGTTGCTGTTGAGCCAAGATTGGTCGTAAATGTCTTAGAACCAGTGCCAATCGTTGTTGACGTAGAACTAGTCAGACCATAATAACCAATGCCAATCTGTGCTTGTTGACATGCAGTAACAATAACGCCAGGAGTTTCTGGAGTGACTGGAGTTGTACCCGCAGGAAGCGTTTCAATATAAACCTGTGTGCTTTCCGGTTGCCACATGATCTCAAAGAAATCATTAGCAGCAGCAGTAAAGACGTAATTGACCGCCGCAATAAGCTGACCGTGAATGCCTCCATGCGATCCGACCACGGCATACTGGCTATTTGAGTCAGCAACGTCACCGGTTACACCGCTATCGTTCTTTCTCAGCCATACATTGACGTTGTGAATTGATGTGTCAGTGTTTGTAAACTGAATGGAATACTGAAGGTTGTATACGCCAGCATTTGCAAACGTAACACGCGTCGGATTGCCTGATCCATCGTTAGCAATGCTTACGCCATTAGCTTCAAACGTGTGATTTATCTTAATTGGGTACGCAGTAGTCGTATTGGCCGCTGTCTGCGTTGCGTTCGTATCGTAAAAAGATCCGTAATAGCCTGGAGAACCAACAATTGACGTAGTGGCGTTGGCATTAAGCACACCAGAAGAGAACGTCATGTTGGAGCCGATAGATACATTACTGAATCCGCCAGCACCGTTGCCATACAGAATTGAGGTTCCAGACGTTGCCGGTGCATAGTCAGTGCCTGAGACAGCAGCAGAAACACCAGTACCGTTGCCCTTGAGAAGCCCAGTAACAGATGTTGAAAGCGTAATGGCTGGAGTGGTTGTGCTATTCGCTACCGTGCCAGCAAAGCCATTAGCGGAGACAACAGAGACATCAGTCACCGTACCACCACCGCCAGTGACAGCAGCAAGCGTACCGGCAGAATATGTTAGACCAGATCCAACCGTGACGTTAGAGAATCCGCCAGAGCCGTTGTTAGCCAGTAACTGTGCGTTAGTTCCAGTAGTTGCAGCCGCATAATCAGTACCAGCAGTTGCTGAACTAAATCCGCCAGATCCATTACCTTTAAGAATTGATGTGCCAGTTGTTGCTGGTGCGTAATCTGTTCCAGAAACAGCAGCACTAATTGCAGTACCATTTCCTTTAAGCAATCCAGTAACAGTTGTGCTTAAAGTAATCGCTGGAGTTGTTGTGGACGTTGCAACCGTGCCAGCAAGCCCATTTGCAGTAACAACAGATACGTTTGTTACGGTCCCGCCAGCAGCGGAACTGGAAAGAGTGCCACCAGCAAATGTAAGACCAGAACCGACAGTAACATTAGAGAAGCCACCAGCACCGTTACCGTACAAAATACTAGTGCCGCTAGTAGCTGGCGCATAATCAGTACCAGATACTGCCGCAGCGAATGCGCTTGTACCATTGCCTTTTACCAGACCAGTAAGTGTAGTCACACCAGTGCCGCCTCTAGCGACTGACAACGTGCCAGTTGTGCCAGCAACAATAGGCAAACCAGAGCAGTTTGTTAAGGTTCCTGATGTCGGAGTGCCTAGGATTGGCGTAATTAACGTTGGCGTATCAGCAAATACAAGCGCACCGGAGCCAGTTTCGTCAGTAACAGCGCTTCTTAAATTTAAACTGCTAGGAACAGCAAGAAACGCAGCAACACCAGTACCAAGACCAGAAATACCAGTGCTAACTGGTAATCCTGTGCAATTTGTCAATGTGCCTGAGCTTGGAGTGCCAAGAGCGCCGTTAGGAACTAAATAATCAACGCCAGCAATAGCGTTAGTGAAAAGCCCTGCAACAGCCTTTTGCATTCCAGATGCAGTCGTAAGTGTTAGCGCACTAAATTGTGCCGTACTGGGCGTTACAGAGCCAATAGCGCCTGGACTTGGCAGAACTGCTTGTACGATCTGATTAAGAGTAGCTTTCTGGGTAACACCAGAATGAACAATAGGCGCGACATCCGCCGCTGGAGAGAACGTACTTGCGGCTGGAAGCTGAGAGATTTTGACGTTTGACATCGCTAACCTACTATCGGTAAGGAATGGGCGTTATACCCAGAAATAACTAATCAGACTTTGGTTTGCGCCCTCTTCTTGGCGTTTCACTAATTTCTTCCAATTCTACTACATTCAGATACTTTTCGTACCATTCAGCACTGGTTATGTAACCAAGCGCTTGCAATTCTTTGAGATGTGATTCATCAGTTGCAATCTTGATGTCATTGTAATCTTCAAGATGCACTGCACATGGAAAATCAATCATTCTTTACTCCTAATAAGAAAAGAGGGGCCGAAGCCCCTCAGTTCCAACCTTTTTACGGGTTTGTTCCAGCAACGATACCGACGTTATTGAACTTCGTAACACCGAAGTCAGACTGTACCGGATAAGACCTAGCAACATATACCAGATAGGTATCAGCCGCAGGCGTTGCAGATGAGCCAGAGTTGCTATACACAACAGACAGCGTGTTGGCTGCTGAAACGTAAGCATTGACAATCGCAAGACCTGAGCCAGGCGTTACTGAGGGGTTGACAGACACAAAGTCACCAACAGCGATGCCAGAAACCGTGAAGGTCTGAGTGGTAATACCAGCCGCAGCAGCGGAAGGAGTTACAGCAACAGACAGTACGGCCTGACCGCGTTGAATGCTTGGAGTGACGATATTAGGACCAGGATTAGACATAGTAACCTCCTATTAACCAGTTACGCGGGTAGCGAGTTCGGGATAGACGGTTGACCAGCCGTAAAGAACGTCAAGACGGCAAGGCAACTGGTCAGAGTTGATGTCGTACTGACGAACAAGACGGATGCTCACGCCATCTGCTGATGCGCGACCGGCCATGTCAACACCCTGCGGCAGAATAAGATCAGCCGTACCAAATGCAAACGCATCCTTGTGGAATGCAATCGCGTTCGGGTAAGAAGATCCGTTAGAACCAGAGATGACAGAAGCGTTGCCGCTGGGAATAGACCCAGTGGTGCTAGTTACGTTCTGGAACTGGCCAGAGAAGACCGGAGTCGGGAACACAGAAAGAGTCTGTGAAGAACCAGTACCGGTAACGCCAGCAGTAAGAACGAAGTTACGCAGTGCGCCAGTAGACTGACGGTTCTGCGGGTTGACTGCATATACACCAGGAATGGTGAATACAGTACCAGCAGTCAGCGTCTTGCCGTTGGTAATGGTTGCAGTCAGAGAGAATGCAGTCTGTGCATTGGTCTGAACTGAGCCACCAGCCTGTGCAGCAACTGCCAGAGTGTCAGTGCCGACAATGAACGTACCGGAGGTGAAGTTACCTACGTTCTGATCCATTGCAAAGTTGAAGCCCAAGGTAGAGTCACCAAGCGCACCCTTTTCAAAGATGCGAGAGATAACACCCTGCGGATTAAACAGATTGGTAAGACCAGAAACGATGCCAACTTCTACAGTCGGATCGACAACAAAATGACGCTCTTCGTCAACCGGAGCAGCTTCCTGATTCAGACGAGCACGAGCAGCAAGAATAGCCGCCGTAGACTGTGCCTGAGTCGGAGTGCCGGTCAGCTGACCAGGAGTACCAACAAGGTTGTAAACATTCAGGAACTGCTGAAGACCGTCATAGTCGATCTTATTTGCAACAGCCGCAACAGCAGGCTTGATGAAACGATCAGAGAAATCGCTGATGTTCATCGTGAGATCCTGAGTCGTAAACGCCATGTCTACGCCGAACTGGGTTCCCAGGGTCAGCGGTACATAGGTTTCAACAGAGGACTCAACCTGAAGCGCAGGACCGGTACGACCGACATAACGCGGGGGTTTACGCAGATTGATAGTGGTGCCGATTTTCGCACCTTCCTGAGCAAATTTGTCATCGTACTGACGAGACACTGCGCGCGTAAAAACCAACTGGTTTGTCAATACTCGCAATGCTTCGTTAGTAATCATTGAAATAGTGAGTAACTGATTACTCATGATTACCTCCAAAAATGGAAAGATTAAAAGGTTACTAGCCTTATAAAGTTTCCAGAGCAGAGGCCGACTCCTTGAATGGCTCTAGATACGCCGCAAAACCCAACTAAGGCCAACTTAGGTTCTGGTAGCGCACTTATATCACTTGTCTTTTGTTTTGTAAAGCAATCCGAAATGCAGCCGCATCAAGTAGACTTTTAAAGTTTCCGTAAAAAGTTGTTTTCCCACGAAAGCATTCAACCACTTTCCAGCACTTTTGAGATTCAACCCAATTGACTCCGGCCAACCCAATTCCGCTTCCTGATTTTGGCTTTCCAACTCGCGCTAAAGATAAGTTAATTGAATGCTCTTTTGATTTTGATTTTCCTTTAGCTGCGTTGCTCATTTTGAGCCTTGTTTGTTCTGTGTTTTTACGCCCAATCCGATGCGTGTTTAATCTTTCATTGACCTGATGACCTTCTTCTGTGGAATAAAATTTTTTTAACTTAGCCGCTCTTTTGTCTTTTGTTTGTTGTGTCTGCTTAAAGCCGCTATGTCCTTCACCACCATTAGTCAAATTAACTAAGCACACTCCGTCATGCTTAAATTGTTTGATATAAATTTTTTCTAAATCAAACGCTTGCGACTCATTAAGGCAATTTACGATATCAACAATAATGTTATTTTTACCGTACTTTGCAACAATGTTTTTGTGCCATTGTGTGCGTTTTGAAAATTGATAAGCGCGATTGCCTGTGCCTTTACCAACATAAAAAGGCGTTCCATCAGGCTTCTTGTGAATGTAGACGTAGAACTGCTTGTGCATAAGATCACCATCACGATAGGTCACGCATGAAGAATGCGGCTGTCTGGGCGTGAATCCAGACGGAGTTTCGAACCTCCTGCCGCAAACATATTATTACATAAAAAAGGCCAAGTGATGAGCTTGGCCGTAAGGAGGAGTAAGAAGCGGATTAGATCCGCAACTAACCTATATCATAGTATTTAGCGTTTGATTCTTGCCTCACGCTTTGCACGTTCTTCTGCATTTCTTGCGGCAATAAACTCATGCGGAGACATTTCATACAACGTTTTAGCTGGATTAGCCCCAGTAGTGCCTAGCGGTTTGATTGGCGTTGGCGCATTAGATGTCTTTCTAGGCGCACGATTAATAATCTCAGCCAAACGCATACCGGCTTGGATCGGATTCATCTGTGAGATTTCATACGCTACATCTAGATTCTTGCCGAGTGTGTAGGCAATCTCTGGTCCGTTGTCTAAACCCAGTAGCGCTTGTCGAATTGTCGGGTTTTGTGCAAGTCTCGGGTCCGATGTAATCCCTTCGATAACCGCGTCATAGTCCGCAAATTTGGCCCTAGTAGCCGCTTCTGAAGCCTCCAACTTAGCTTGTGCTTGCGTCTGACGCTCATACTGCGCCCGCTGTTCATATTCCGCAGCAACAGCCCTCTTCGCCTCTTCAATCGCTGAAACTCGCGTGTATTCCAACTGAGCCTGAATATAACGCGGATCATACTGTCCTCCTGCAAAGTCATTAGGATCTGGCGGTTGAATGCTTGGCGCTACTGGTTCTGGAGCTCTTTGCTGCTGACTAGCAATCTGCTCAAGCATCTTTTCCAAGCGTTCCGCATGTCTACGCGCTTCATGCTTGTCTTTTGTTAGCTCATCAATCCGCCGCTTATACCAAGGATCTTTTTGCTCTTTGTCTTCAGGCTGAATCGCTTCCTCTGGATTCTCATCACTAGACAAGAGCTCTTCAGCTTCTGTTGCCTCAGATACGCCTTGATCCAAGTTCGTTGCTTCCGTTGCGCTAACTTGGCTATCAACAATCGCATTATTTTCTTCGCTCATTACTTACTCCTTACGTTGTTTTACATTTCATTCTTTTCTTCTGGCTTCTGTTCGCCAGTCAATGCTGCGACATTCGGCTGTCTAGTCATTGCACCAGGCTTAGGCATTGGCGCTGGTCCTGATTGCTTTGACGCTGACTGCACTGGCGGCTGTACTGCCTGACCCATTGCCTCATGAATGCCTGGCATGACAGTGTTTTCCAGAGATTCAAATTCCATATTTTCCTCTGGCAATTCTTCAGCACCAAGGCCAAGCATTAGCCTAAGATTCTCATTCACCATCGCTTGCAACTGCTGATCTGTCAGCATCAGCTTGCCTTCAACGTCAATGCGCTTCGTCTGCGAGTCAAACCATTGGCGCTCTGCTTCTTGAATCTTCAGCATGGCCTCATTGCGTGAGAACTGTAGCTCTTGGCTCATCTCTTCCATCTGATTAGCCATCTGCTCGATCATCTGCTGTGCTTGAATGACTTGAGGATCAATCTTCGTACCGTCAGCAGTCGGCTGCAACTGTGGCGGAAGCATAGCTTGCAAGCGCTTAGAGATTTCTTCAGCACCAGGCCAGTCCATGTTCTTCAGCATCAGATCGCCAATCATGTTGAACAGACTGGGATTAGCCTGTGTCAGCGCAAGCATCATGTTTGCAGCTTCATCGCGCTTCGTTGCATAACTCGGACCTGAGTCGCATACAACGTCATACGTTCCAATAGCAGGGTTATAAATGCTGTCAACCGCTGGATTGTCCGTATATGCGCTAGCCATGCCCATATTAGGATCAATGTTGACCTGTTTGGGCACACCGTCTTCGCCAAGGATACGAATCACTCTAGCGCGGTCATAAATCTTAGGAATCATATCCAGTACGATGCGTCCTGCATGACGGATAGATCGGTTGAGATTGTCCTGATAATGGAAGTTGCCAGCTTCAGACTGCTTCTGACGTAGCATCAATGCACGGCCAGAGGTTTCATTGGATTCACCGCCTAGGCTTGGCTGGTAAATACCCATGGACTGCATGATGTCATTCTCAGCAAGCTGCACTGCTTGCATGATTGCGCTTGACGCCTGTGGCGGTTGTGACCTTTGTGGCGGAGGCGCAGGAGTACCAGCAATAGAGATAGGATCGTACTCAAGATAAGCCAGAGATTCCTGATTAGCTCTACCCCAGCGCGGATCAGTCTCAAACTGTCCAGCAACGCCTACAAACGGCGCTTTAGGTGCAAGTGCTACGTTCTCAGCATTGGCGCTCAAATAGTAGTTGTAGAGTCTCTGAGCGTCCTTAGCGTTGCGAACTAGGCCAGACAGATATCTTCTACCCTGTACCCAGACCTCATGTCCTAGCACTGGAATGATCGGAATGTACTTCGTCGGAATCTCAGCTTCTTCTAGGATCGTTTGGCCCGTTACTTTGCACCACATGCAACGGCGAACATCCGCCATGCGTGAACGCCCAGACTCTTCGTCAAAGATCTCTTCCTGAGAGTGTTCAATGTAATAATACTCAGCAATGCGGATAGAGTCTTTCGTGTACCAGCCCTGCATGTCTCCATTGCCAGCAGATTCCCAGTTAGTTTCTGGAACGTCTGGATACAGGCGCTTGAATTCATCCTTTGGAATCTCTTCAGCAATGATGCAGTATTCAGCGTCTGACCCATCAGGCTGCTTGCTGTGCGGATCAAAGTAGACCTTCATTGGATCAACGATACGATCAATAAAGATTTCCTGATCGAATGATCGGTCATCAGCCCAGTCATTACGCACACGGAAATAGCCAAGGCCAGCATCCACTTGCCACTCAACCGCCGTGTCGTATGCAATGGATGCGTTGCTGTTGTCTTGGATATGACGAATGATGCCCATCAATACTTCTGACGTTTCTTCATCAGCGCCATCATTGACAGGGCGAATACGAATGCTTGGAGTGTTCTGGCGAATCTCATTAACTACTCGATCACGGAACTGGAGCAACCGATTAACGACAAGCATTGGCCGCTCTTTGCCAGGTCTAGCGCGGTCATACTTTGCAGCTTCTGGCCATTGATCTGCTAAACGCGCAAACCGAATATCATCCAGCATTTCCTGTCGATTCTGCGCGGTAGATTCCATGCAGATATCAAACCGTTTGCGGATGGTTTCTAGCTTCTCCTGTGTAGCCGCTGAGTTATCTTCATTGCCAACACCAAGAGAATCAATGATTGAATCAGTATCTAAGTTCATAGTTATGCGCCCATCCAGCTACCGGTTTGCCCACTATCATAATCCTTTCTGCGTTTTATGTTGTCATTTCTAAACATGTCAACGCATGTTGCAAGATAACGGAATGCGTCTGCGCCATGACTGTATTCATCATGCAATGGTCCGCCTGGTTGACCAGTAGTCTGATTGATACTGCGACGATAACGCTTCAAGCATTCTTGTAATCTAAAAGTTTTTTGCTTATCCATCCAAAGCCTTGGAAACAGCATTCTGCCTAGCCTGATGCCATGTTCTACATCGCCAATCGGGATGACTTCTACTTCCCAACCAAGTGCTGTCATAATCTCTGCGGCTGATTTGCCGGTCTTGTAATCCTTGTGCACTGCATCATGCGGTAGCCAGAGCTTGCCGAAGTTGTAGTTCTTGCGTTTAAGCTCTGCTGAGTACCAGTCAAGCGTCTGGAATGACTCTTCAATGTAGTCAACAATTCGACATTCAGAGCCAGCACGTTGCGCCATGATGATACTCATCGCGTCGTTCCAGCCTAGATCGACTACAACATGAGTTTTTAGCATAGGATCGTGCGTAACTAGATTGATTCGATGCTGCTCAACCATGAGCTGATACTCATCAGCATAGATTGCGCCATCAACTACAGTCTTTGGCTTGCCAAGCCAGATGTTGTCGTAATCCTTTTTGTTGTGCATTTCACAATGCTTGCGCTCGACTTCAAGCACACTTGGAAACCAAGGATTGTCCATGTAATTGACTTGCACTACATAGCTATCTGGCACTTGGTTAGCAATGAATCGAGTGTAAGTGTCATCAGTGTCCAAGTCTGGATTCAT